GGCAGCGGGACAACTATGGTGGCTTGCCATCAAATGAATCGCAAGGCTTACTTGGTTGAATACGACCCCAAGTATTGCCAAGTCATCGTTGACCGTATGCTGAAACTTGACCCATCTCTTGAGATAAAGCGAAACGGAAAACCGTATGTTAAAACAGGTGATTAACAGGTATGGCATTCCCAAACGATGAGACCAAATTTAAGCCCGGACAATCCGGCAACCCCAATGGCAGACCGCGCAAACTGGTAAGCCATGTCAACGAGGAATTAAAAAAGCGAGGCATTGAACCAGTGACCAAGCAGCATGTCATGGATTGTCAGATGCTGCTGATAAACTTGACGATTGAGGAAATTCAGGAAATCGCAAACCCGAAAACGGATTACCCGATGCTGTATAAACTTTGTGCAAAGGAACTGCTCGGAAAGCGTGGCGCGGAAATGCTTGAAAAATTGCTTGACAGAGGCATCGGCAAGGCAACGCAGACCATTGACATGAACGCAGAAATCAAAGCCACAGGCACGATAAAATGGGGCAACAAAGAAATTCCCATATAACCGAACTGACCGAAAAACAACAACAAGCCCTTGATGCGATTGCATCCGAGAAATATCAGTTTGTAATTTACGGAGGCGCACTTGGTGGCGGGAAAACTATATGGGGGCTTTCCTCCCTGCTGGTGATGTGTCAACTATTTCCGAAAAGCAGGTGGTGTGTGGTGCGCGAGAACAGCGAGAAAATCCGGACAACGACAATACCATCGTTCCGCAAGTTGAACGCATCAGGCAGGTTGCGAGAGAACCCCTTTGAGTACACGCATCCCAACGGAAGCATGATAATGTTCAAAGGCGAAAATTACGACCAAGACAAGGAGGGATTTTGGATGCGCGGTTTGGAGGTGAACGGATTTTTGTTTGAAGAAATCAACGAATGCCAAGAGCAAACGCTTGACCTTGCTTTCAGCCGGGCAGGACGATGGGAGTGCGAACCACGACCGAAGCCGATTATCCTTGCAACTTGTAATCCTGCAAATAATTGGGTTAAGACGCGAGTATATGACAAGTGGGAAAACAATACGCTGCCTGAAAAATGGCTGTACATTCCTGCAAAGATTACCGACAACCCACACTTGCCAGAGGAATACATCGAAAACCTAAAGAATCTACCGAGGTACAAATACATGTCGCTGGTGGAAGGTGATTGGAACATCAGGCTGAAAATCGGTGGCGAATTTTACAAGTGCTTTGAGTTAGACAAGCATGTGGGAAGATGCACCTACAACCCGAACCTGCCTTTGCATGTGTCGTGGGATGATAACGTAAACCCATACTTGCCAGCAGGAGTATTTCAGATTGAGGGCATGGAGTTCAGGATGATTAAAGAATTTGCCGGGGTGAATCCGAACAACACGATTAAAGCGGTGTGCCGGGAAATCATCAGGGAGTATGGCAATGTACACAAGGGAGGCATGTTCATTTATGGCGATGCCACCGCAAACAAGGAGGACACGAAGATTGAAAAGGGCATGAATTTTTACAGAATTGTCATGCAGGAGTTGAAGCAATTCAGACCACAAAGCAGGGTATTGACACATAACCCATCAGTCATGCAGCGAGGCGATTTCATAAACACGATTTTGGAAAAGAACCTGTACGACATCCGCATAACCATTGACGAATCCTGCAAGCACACGATAAACGATTTCATCGGCACGAAAGAAGCAGCCGATGGCACGAAGTTGAAAGAATTGACAACCGAGCCGGTGACGAAAGCGCGCTATCAGAAGTACGGTCACTTTACCGACCTGACGGACTATTGCCTTGTATCTGCATTTGGCAAGGAGTATGATAAATTCCTGCGCGGAGGTGAATATGTGCCTCCGTTGGTGGGCAGGAGTGCGATTCGCAAGAATTCTTATTGATTTTAATACTTTTCAACAAAAATCAAACCTTTGAAATAATCACAATAAATTTGCAGAATGAATACAACAGAAACCACAAAACAGACCAAGCGCGGAGGCAAAAGAAGCAATGCAGGGCGCAAGCCATTACCCTACAAGATGAAGCAGTTGACCATCCGCGTCCCGGAGGTACACCACGAAGAATTGACAAGAATCGTCAAGTCTTACATTGCATCGAACCCTGCAATATAAAGTGCAGCATAAAGCACAAATCATGATTAACAGCACCGATTTTGATGAAGAAACCTTTGTGGAGTGCCTTGTAAAGCACTATCGCGGTGAGGAATTGACCGAGCAAGAAAAGGCGATGGTTGATGCAGGGATTGAATTTCGGGAGCAGAAGAATCATCAGGGCTTGCGGTGCTGGATGAAGGATGATTTTGCAAAAAGTAAAGGTAAAACTTGACAAAAAGCAACAAGAAGTAAAGGTAAAGGCATACCCGAAAAGGTATGATTTTTCACTCATTAGCGCACATTATCCCCGATAGGGTATGATTTGTCATTCATATAATTTTTAACGCAAAAACAGGCACATAAAAAGGCAACAAGGTACTTTTGTGTGCATGGCATATCTGTTCATCAAGGACTATCTCCGGCAGATTCAGCAAAGTCAACTGAATCAAATCACCGGAAGCGACACACAAATCCTGCAATCATTAGAGTTAACAGCAATCGAGGAGGCGAATTCCTACCTTGTTCAGAAATACGACACAGCATGGGAGTTTACCGATATTGCAGTTTTTTCAATGTCAGTAAGCTACAAAGGACAACGCAGAGTATATCTCTATGCAGATGCCTATGTGGCAACGAATAACTATGTGAATGGTAATCTCGTTTCCAACAATGGCAAGGTATATCTTGTCACGGGCAACAAGACCGGAGCATGGAATACCCAAAATACATCATTCCTCGGTGATTTGTATCAGATTTTCAATGTCAAAACACCTTATGCTGTATGGGATGCAGAAACAACTTACAACATAGGCAATCAGGTATGGTGGCATGATAAAACATACACCTGTGCAAATCAAAACTATGGCATAGCACCTGATGACCCACAGGCAGCAGTATATTGGGGCGCAGGCACAGCGTATTCACTTGCGGCAGGTACATTGCCAACTGATTCAACAAAATGGAATGCAGCCGACAACCGCAGCCAGCAGCTTGTCGTGTACATCGTGAACATTGCATTGTATTACCTGCATAAGAGAATAGCACCGCAGAATATACCTGCAAATGTTGTTCTTGCTTATGACAATGCCATTCAATGGATGATGATGGCAGCAGGAGCGAATTCAGCTATCACAGCGAACATTCCACGCATACAACCGAAGATAGGATATAGAACACGGATGAGCAGCGTGAAAAAGAACACAAATCATTATTAAGAGCATGGCAAATTCAAACAACATATTCAGGAATCTGCGAAACTATTTTTTTCAGTTCACATCACCGCAGGACACGAAGATGCCGGGCAAGTTAGGTCAGGCAAAAGACATCAGGCATGAGAGCATTGCACAGATAATTTTCAGCAGGGCAACGCAGGACATAAAGAAATGGCGAGATGCAGTTGTGGAAGCGGAAGCAGGTATTGAAATTATGCGACAGCGTGTGAAGATGCAGCAGATTTTCATGGATACATTGCTCAATGGTCATGCGTTTGGATGCTATGAGGTACGAAAACAAAATGTATTGAAAAAGCAGTTTGATTTGATTGATGCAAATGGAAACATAAACGAAAAGGCAACAGAATTGATTCGCAAGGATTGGTTTTTCAAGACGATGGATGCAAAGATGGATTCCATTTTTTACGGATATTCATTGCTAAATTTTTCCGATGTCATCAACAACGAATTATTCAGCAGAGATAGAGAAGGAAACCCTGCACCGATAACGGTCATTCCTCGTCCGTGGGTATCACCTGACAGATTAAGAATATCATCCGTGCCTTACATGATTGGAGGTACACCATTCAGAGATAAAAACTACAAGGATGATTTCGGAAACTGCCCTTTTGATTGGACTTTTTATTTTTCGACTCCTTCGGACAATGGCGTGGCAACATGTGGATATGGTTTGCTTTACAAGGTAGCACTATATGAGATTTACCTGCGTGCCTTGATAGGTCAGTATGCGACATTCGTTGAGTTGTTCGGTCAACCGACAAGGCACGGAAAAACGATGAAAACAGGTGATGAGAGGGATGATTTTTTCAACAACCTTGTTGACATGGGCAGTAGTGGGGTCATTGTTACCGACCCAGCAGACGAGATTGAATTTATTGAAAGTAGAAATTCAGGTTCAGGATGGCAAGCGTTTGATGAATTAAAAAGCTACCTTGAAAAATCAATTTCAAAAATCATTCTTGGTCATGCTGATGCGATGGATTCAACACCGGGCAAACTTGGTGCAAACACCGAGATTCAGACTGCCATCAAGATGAAAGAAAGTTTTGACTGCAAAGCCGTTGAGCATGACATCAATTTAGAGGTATTGCCGAAGTTGAGAAATCTTGGCTTGGACATTCCAGAAGGATTGAGATTTGCATTTAGAAATGTTCAGGAGCAGGAGGAGTTCAGGAGAAAAGAGGACGAAAGCAACAAGGCAACTGCCGAACTTGTTAAAACATTAAGTGATGCAGGGTACAAGGTAGCACCTGAATGGATTCAGGAGCGCACAAGTATTCCCATCACCGAGAAAGAGCAGGCAATGCAGGACAATGCAGCAAGCACAGCAGAGAGAATAAAAAATCTATACAAGAATATATGAGCCACATCATCAACAAGCATTTTTCTTACATCAATAATTGGACAACGCAAAACAACCTTGCTATTGATGCCATTGCATCAGCGGTGACATGGCACAGACTTCGTTTATTGCCTTTAAAAACAATCTATGTCAGCATGAGATATTGGAATGAGTGTTTGCATTGGCTGGAAGGACAGAGAAAAAAACAGCGTATCACCGATGAGCAATTTGACATGGTCGTGATTGAAAAAAGTTTTGATTTTGATAGCGTGGAAATCAAGCCGAGCGAATTGCTTTTGAGCAGCAAGCCGATGCATTTTGAGTTCCATCAAAAAGCCACAGATGGACAAATAAAACAAGCCAACTGATGGAAGGACTTCCATTTGATTATGATGTTGATGCGTTAATCTTAGCCAT